TGGAAGTAGCCTCGGAGCTCAGGAGAGCGAGCGAGCGCCCTAAAGAGATCGCGACCCATCACGAGAGAGTCAGGGTTGATGCCGTGTGCGTTTGCAAACACGGTATCCTTAAGCTGATGCAAGTACGAGAGTGGCTCTGCACCGGCAGCGTCAAACGTACCGCCAAACTCAGAGGTCGAGTCGTTGCTGTTGAAGTTGCTCACGTTGAAGAGAGTGTTAGCTGCGCGTTGCTCCTTAGCGAGCTTCATAACGCGCGCGACTTTCTTAACGATGCGAGCCTCCTCGCTCCCAGGGTACTGAGAGTCGATGATATCTTCCATCGCGATCGAGTCCTCAGCAGAGTAGATCTCGCACATGTAGGTCGTGCTCGTGCGATCAAAGCCACCGATACGAGAGCGAGATGCACCGGGTGCGCGCTGTAGGTCAAGACCTGCGCCTGCGCCCATAAAGTTACGAGAGGTCTCGAGCAGGAGCGTGCCGGAGCGCTGAGGAACCTTGATGTTCTCGCAGACCTTGTCAGCGATGAGGCTTGCGTCGCTTGGGACTGCCTCAGCGACTAGGTTGCTTAGGATCTCGTCGACTGGGTGAATATTACGATATGAGCTTGCCATTTTGGATCACCTCCGAATTAAGCGAGTGGTGCGAGGCCGCGATTGAACAGGATAAAGAACTGCTCGTTAGCGCTGGCGCTTGTCTGGTTGACGTTGGGGAGGCTGAAGCCGACAGGATAGTGAGTGCTTGCAGCTGCCTGCACCTTGCCCCCGGTAGTCACTGCGAGAACAGTTGCCGAGGTGAGGGTGAGAGAGCCACCTGCGATCACGCGAGACTCGCCTGAGATAACGACCTCAACGACGTCACCTGCATCGCCTGCGCGCTGAGCGACTCCGATGATGGTGTTTGCAGTTGGGTCGGTTGCGACTGCGATCTTACCTGCTGAGTCGATGGCGACGAGCGCGAACTCAGTCACAGCAGATGCACAAACAAAGGTCTTAATGATCTGATTCATGATCACGCTCCTTAGTTAAAGACGCTGTTGTATGCGTCTGGGTTATTGGTACGGAATAGATTTAGAGCCTCGCTGAAGTTAAGCCCTTTCTCTTCTGCGAGTAGCTTGACCTGCTCAGCGAGCGTCGCCTTGTTGAGCTCAGCGCCAGAGGCACCGTGTCCAATCTCGGTCAAAGGTACTGCTGATGAGGCAGGGCGATCGCTGAACATCTGCCAAAACTCCGGCATGTTCTCGCGCACGTCCCAAGCACGAGCTGCTGCTGTCTCCTCGCTTGGGCTTACCTTGCCCTCGCGTAGCAGAGATGCGACTGCCTCACGACGCTCGACGTCGCGCTTCTCAGCCTCGATCACCTCGAGGCGCTCTGAGAGCTTCTGATTTTGCGCGCGGAGCTGCATAACCTCTGCAAGCATGTTCGGCTCTGCTGTCTCGCTGAGCTTTGTTGCCTCGGTCATCTTCTTCTCTTTGTCGTCGTAGCTGTCGCCCATCTTCTCAGGCTCGGCATCTTTCTTGACCTCGTCCTCTGGCTTCTCAGCGTCGACCTCGACCTCGATCTTACCCTCGTTCTCTGAGGTCATATCTTTAATCTTCTGCTCGAGCTCTTGCACCATCGCATCCTTTGCAGCGAGGGCAGCACGAAGCTCGTCAATGTTCATAGACTCAAGATCCATGTTCACTTGCTCCTGTTCACTTAGTGTTACCCGATCAATGCGATCATGCGATTGAGCAGGTCTTGGGGTTAAGGTGACAGCGAGCAACTGAGCGTCGCCCACCTTATCGCCACCGTTACGAGTGTAAATCTCACCATGCAGATACTCGGGCGAGCTCCACAGCACACCGCCTGCCTCTTGCACGACTTTAAGGCCGCGCTCGTTATAGGCAGGTACTGCATAGAGCCCATCTTCACGCAGGTCGAGATCGATAATCATGCCGAGCGCGTTGCCTGACTCAGGAGGCGCAGGAGTGCCACCATTAAAGGGCGAGGTCGCATGCTGCCAGTCAATAATCACCGGATCTGCGTCGCGTCGTTCATAGTATACGCGCACCATCTCCTCGAGGAGCTCTTGAGAGACAGGCGCACCGATCGCCTCGCCATTCATGCGCGAGCTGACTTGACCGAGCGCGAGCGTCTTAAATGGCTTTCCTACGACGAGACCCTCTGGCACATCATAGGTCTGCTCAGCGCGCACTTGAATCGCCTCACCATAAGCGCGAAGCGTTGCTTTCTTATCTGCTGCATCCATCTGACTCACTACCTTTCGAGCCCAAGAAAACCCAGCATCACCGCCCCAGCCATCCCAAGCCTGCCGGCCTTTGCCGTAGCTCTCCCAGGTCGAGCCCTCTTTGTCGACCTCGTGACGCTGAAAGTAAGAGAGCATCCTGCGTACAGTCTCAGGAGATAGGCGCACACCGTTGATCAGGTCACGAGCTCGCGCGATCCCGACTGGTGTCATGCCTCGCTCGCTCTGTGGCTTCTCAGCACGACGACGCAGCGCGCGCTCAGCTGCCTTGCGTGCGCCCTGTGGAGCTCTAAAATCGATGTGAGAATACTTCTCGGGAATCGATGCGAGTTGCTGTTGAGCGCTCTTGATGCGTCGCTTAATCTTTCGCACGACGTCTCCTGATCGCTGCCTCTGCAAGCGAGGCGACATTACCTGCGCTGGCTGTTCTCTCGAGCGCAGATCGTTGTGCCTCCTCGGGCAGGTCGCCAGCTCCTAGACGCTCCCTTATGGCGCGCTCGAGCTCGTCGTCTGGTGTAAGCAGACCTGATGTCACAAGCTGAGGCAGCATCGCGAGAGAATCTGCTAGATCGTCGGTATCTAGTCCGGTGTGCACGAGACGAGGAAGCTTGCTTGGATCTACTGTGCCGTAATTCCATCTGATCAACCTGCCGATCGTGCCTGCGCCTCTCCGGTCGACCCCAGAGACAGCAGACGCGACGATGTCACAGAGGTTGATCGCAGCTCGTCGGAATACTGACAGGTGCACCTCGCCAACAGAGCGAGAGCCGGTGTCGGTGATGCCGAGATTTGCAAACTGAGCAAGGAAGGCTTGCGAGATTTGGTTGTCACACTCTTTGATAATGTCGAGCGGGCCCTGCGCGTATAGATTAGGCGCGCTCGCGTACTGATCAAAGCTCACGACCGGGTTATCGATGAGGTAAGCTTGCTCAGCTGACAAGAAAGCTTGCGCCTGTGCCTCTGCCTCATCGATCATCGCGTTGATGTCTGCATCGGTCAAGCCGTGCATCTCTGCCACAGAGCGATCGACCTTAACTCGAGGCGTCGGCACTGCCCATCGATCGACACCGACGCACATGAGATTAGAAACCTTTTGTTTCGTTCTCCACCACCACCAAACAGGGCGCAGCATGCCTGAGCCCTCGAAATTGGAGCCGGTGCGATTCAACGTGAGCAAGAGCAGCTTGTTAGCAGGGATCGGCTCAGGCGTCTTGCCTACACCGACGACCTGCTGTTGAACGCCATCGAGTTGTTGATTATCACGAGACAACCAGCGCAGATGCGCGCTCGGCTCTCGATCAGCATAGAGATCAAGCCAGACTCTAGTTTTGCCGTTGAAGTCAGGGCCGACCCGATAGACCTCCTCGGCATACCGATACCCCAAAGGCACAAACTCGAGCAGGTATGATAGCTGCTCTTCCCAAGACTGCGACATCTGCCCTGCGTATCCATCAAACCCAAAGCACTCGTTACCGAAGCGCGCGAGCTCGTTGCAGACTGGGTCGAGATCGTCTGCCGACTCAAAGCGCCATGTCGCAGAAAGTAGAGTCTGCCTGAGCATGTGCCACGATCGACGCACAACCGGATCAGTGCGCAGCATGTCCTCAGCCTCGCGCACCCAGTTGAGCCCGGTGAGCTGTGCGTTTCGCTCATAGCCTGAGATCATCCCACCAGACAGCATCGTGCCTGAGATGCCTCGCGTACTAAAGCGAGGGTGAAGCGCTCGCATATGGCGAGGCGTCTCCTCTGAATCGGCTTTGTAGTCTAGCTTGCGCATGAGCCCTCGAGGGTATCAATAGATGATCGTTAGGCTTATACATGCGTCGGTTTTAGTGTTGGCTTAATCGGGCGCTTTGTCAAGCCCTGTATGAGGCCACCTGCCTCGAGACTTTAGCGCCTCAAAATCAGTCGGGCGCTCGTCGGTGCAGATCGATCTCGCATATCGCCATCGATGAGGCTTGCCGAGCTCCTGCCAAGATGAGCAGCGCTCGCACCACTCAAAACTAGTCGTCGTATTTGGCGAGCTCATGTGTGAGATACCAGAGCGCTTTCTGCAAGTCCTCTCGCGCGTTGCCCTTGTGACCTGAGCGCGCGACGTACTTGACGACGTTACCGAGCGCGAAGCTCAAGCCCCAAGCCTCGATCGCGTCGATCACTTCCACGCCTGACTCAGCATGATAGTGCTGAGGATGATCGACGGCAGAGCTTGGCTCGTCTGCTGTGAGGTCAATGCGTTGCAGATCTTCTTCTGATAAGTAAGGATAACTAACCACGATCAATCTGCTTTCTGAGAGCCTCAATCTGGCCTTCGAGTTTGCAGAGCTCATCATGATAGTC